TCCATATTTGATAGGCCATCTTCTCTGCAAGTTGTCCGGTCTCAGTTAAATCAATGTGAGGTTTATCCAGTAACCATCCTTCTAAGACATGGTGCATAATCGTTCCACGTGTTGCTGCTTGGTCCTTGATCCGTTCTGCTTCAAACATTCCAACACGATTCTTCCAATCCTCTAACGCTTTCTTTTTCTCAGGAGGCTGGGTTGCAGCTAAAATCGTCGTGACACTCGGTAATTTTTCCTGGGCCACATCATAATGTCGTTGACCTTCAATTAGAGCTCTGGTTGATGTCGGATATTGATATAGTTTATTCAGTTTCATTTTTTACTCTCTTCCTGTATTCTTTTTGTTGTTTTTTAATTCTTGTTTTATTTTTTAAATACCACTTTTGTTTTACTTTTTTTATATGATCTTTTTTCTTTTTATTTCTCTCTCTTATTCTATCTCTATTTAATATATTATATTGAGTATAATAATCTTTATACTTTAAATAATTTTCTCTATTCGTTATCATATTGTTTTAAATACCCCCTAAAAGTTTCTTCATGTTCTCGGTCCATTCGTTTAAGAACTTTTTCATAATGTTTTCTCTCCTTTTTATTTTTACATACTTTATGCATGTAACGTTTATCTTCCCATAATTGTTTAGCTATTTTGTTCCTTTTTTTCATAACCTATATTAATTAAAAATTGTTTCCTTGTTTTTTTATAACTAGATCGATCATAATTTCTATCTCTAATTAATCTTTGCTTATAAAAATCTAAAGCATATTCTTTTTCCCATTGTCGCATATTTCTACGCCATTGTTTCATAGCTTCAATTTGTTTAATATGCCGTTGAATAATAATGTCTTTAAAGAATCGATGAAATCTCATCTTCACACCTTTTCGATAAAAGTCATTAGTGGTTTGATTCATGTAAGGCTCACCATTTAGTGTTGTGTTATTTGGAACAACTAAATCATTTTCAATTAAACTCATGTCCTCATCTCTCCAGGCAATAAATGCTTTATAATAATCTCTTCCATGAATTAAATAAGGATACATTAAATCCCAAGGTGAAACTTTACCTTGGCTATTCAACATGATTGCAACATACTTATCACTAAATTGAGAAGATTGATTTTTTTCTGGTAAATATTTTCTAACGAGTTTTGTTTCTTCATGAACTCGAACACTGTCAAAACTTAAACGTTTAAAATCTTTTATTATTCTTACATGAGTAAAAATGGGTCCAATACCTTTTGCTTTGTCTTTAGTTCTTCCACCTTTTCCTTTTTCACCACAATAATAATGATCATAGATTCTTGAGAATTCATTAATGGTTTCACCCATATATTTTAAAACTCTTTGACTTCTTTTAAGAGGATCATATCCAGGGTCCTTGATCCATGTGCCTTGAGGATCGGCAATGAGTTCACCGTTCTCTCTTCGATAACGAGGTGTCTTGTCGTCAACTGAAATAAGTACGTAAATACAAGGACTTACGGCAGTTAAATCCCACCGTATGTCCTTGATGGAGGTAAACTTTTTAAGATTTAAAATCATCCGGATCCTCGTGATGAAACTGATAACATTTAATCGTGATCTTTCCGGTCGTCGAATAAATAATAATTTCAGTTGTATCTTTCGTATGGTTTGTTGTCATTCCTCTATAAGTCGGAATAGTGATTTCTGTATTACCTTTATCTGGCATCAGATTTCTCCTTTACTCTTTTTGTTTGTCCTGACTCATTTTCATAAAGAGTCCAGGAATGTTTTCCATCAAAATAATAACCCACGATATTCCAGGTTATTGTTTTCGATTGCTTCCCCATAGTGTCTCCTGTAAGTTTTCATGTGTAATAGGAAGTTCACCTTCGCTATTACAATTTTTACATTGTTCAACAGTTTGTTTACGAATGTCAGGATGATCTTCTTTTCGAGTAAAACCATTTCCCTTACATACGGGACATATTGCTTTACCGATCATCGCACCCTCACACTTAATCGTTTAATACGATCCATAAAATCTGCTGCTAATTTTTTTCTAACTTTACGTTGAACAAAACTAACATCAAACCCTGCATTCTCGCATATCCATTTGAGGTATTTATTATCTTTTGATTGTAAGTAAGCTAAAGCTTCTTTACGATCTTCAGATGTTTTTAAATACGTATCAGGACTAAATGCATCTTCTAATGCTTGACCTAATACCGCTCTCCACAGTCTTGTTTCTGCAACTTGATCTGCATCTTGCACTGTATATCTGTATCGTGGCATTGTTTCCTCACTTTCGTTTTGCTTTCTTTTTTGTTGGTTTAGATAATTTGCCATTCATTACCTTTACCTTTTCATTTACCAGAAGTGTTATAGTTTGTGAACGACTAATCATCATCTGCGGCACTATGACACGTCTAATTTTATCAATGTTATCGTAAGTTTCTTTCGATAAAGAAACATTTTTATATTTTGTAATATCTGTCATGATTTACACCATTCCTTTTTCACTTGATCGGGTCCTTGTGTGGTATGTAACCAAACATAAGAAAACTTCTGACCATCTTCGGTACAGCGTTTGCCCCAATAGATTTTATAATGTTCTTTTTCTTTCGTATTTGTTGTGCATCCGACTAATAAAACAAATGCAACAACAATAATTGCTGCGCTTGATAGATACATTAAAAAAGACTTTTCTTCGTCCATGTTTAATCCTTTCGTTAATTAATATCTGGGATGTTATAGTAAATTATTCAACTAGTCAAGCGTTATTTAACGACCTTGACCACGGTATTTGGCTTTGTGTTGCCTTTTTTTTGCCTTATTTGGAGATTTAGCATGTCGTCCAGGACGTTTTTTCCTGGTCTTTTGTATGTAATTACTTACTCCGAATTTTGACTTTTTAGCCATGTCTTCTCTTCTTCACTTAAAGGTAGGTATTTTATACTTCCATTAATGTATTGTCTCATATCATAACCACAATTTGTACAACGATAATAATCTGATACAATTGATACTAGAATTGTATGTTCCTCACATTCATCACATTTTCCTTGAACCACATCGATCCCTCTTAATGTATTGAATGTTAATTTTTTATTTGACATATCGATCTGTACTTAAACCTGAAATAGGTTTATATTGGGTCTTACCATCAATACGAAGTGCTGCCAAGTATTCTTTTCTATTTTGATTAACACTTGGATTATAACTAACATGAGTCCATCCAGAATTTTTTTCACCTGGTGTATAAAATTCTAAAATTAATTGATCAAACATAAGATTCTGTCTTATCCAATCGCTAACTTCATGAGTAGGTATACCAAAAATTTCTATGTCTGCGGCCATACCTAGGGTATGTTGTGAATTATCGGATCCACCAATCATTCGATTTAAAACAATATCTCGATATCCGCTTGTTATAGTAACCACTTTACCAAAATGATCTCTGACCGGTTGTAGTACTCTTTCACAAAGTATTCTTAAATTTTCTACTTGATCTTCATTTGGTACGTTTCTTAATCCTTTTCGGATAGCAGTCTGTGATTTACAAAGCTCTTGAAGCGTAAAGTTTTTACTTAGGTTCATAACATTTACATTGTTTTAAAAGTACACATCCAAAACATGTCCAATAAATACAACTCCTGTAGTTCATTAATTTGCTAAAGGATTTTTACTACTCGCTTTTAGCTCCTTGACTTCCAATTCTAATACTTGAATAGTCTTATCTAAGACGGCTATCTTGTTATTTTGTTTTTCAATTTTAACATTTTGATTTGCTACTTCTTTCAATAATGGATTTAAATCTAGTCCCGATAAGGCATTAATCTTTTCATTCATTTCACCATAGACAGTAAAACCTCCACCAATGGCTGTGATTAAACCCACCCAGACTACTATTTTTTCTAAGTTTTGTTTTATTTTATCCATTTTTTAAAACCTGTAGTTCTCTTATCAGTTTTTGCTTTTCTTGTCTAATCTCAAAAAGCTCTTTTTCTTGTTGAAAAATGGGGTCTTTTTGCTGATAAGATACCAGGGAAGCATTATCATATAGTATTCTATCGTCTCGAATGTTTGCTTGATCCAGGTAAATAGCTTTAGGTTTATAAAATTGAACATTTGCATAACTTTGAAGCGCAGAATTATCTATCATTGTTTTTAATTTTACAAGGTTTTTAAGCTGTAAGTTTTTACCAATGTCCTTGACTTGTGCGTCTATCTTCTCCATACTCTTCGCCAATGAAATTGATTTTTTCTCACCTGAAACGTTGCCTTTGCTGTCAGCTACAGCTTCTGTTGTTTGTTCTTCTTCTGTCGATGTTTCTGTCTCTGTACTTGATTCCTCGTTCGATTTCTGTTCAGCCTGTAATGATGATGGCTCCTGTTCCACACTTTGTGGTTCCTGAGGATCCTGAGAATCTTCAGCCGAAGAAAGAGGAGCGTCAGTTTTTTCATCGGAAGGCTCCGAACTCTCTGTAAATGTGGTGGTATCAAGAACTTCTTGCTTATCTTCTTCTTTTAATTCTGGTAATGATTCATTTGTTTCAAATTTTGGAGACTCTGTAAGTGCACCGTCCGAATAAGATAGTATTTCTAGTGGGGGCTCTTCTAATGTTTGGTCTTCTATGTTACCAAATGACTTTGTATCCATAATAATTTCTTCTTTAAAACTAAAGTTATCAATATCTTTTAAATCATCTTTAATATCATTATTTAAATCAAATAATGCAGTTTGTGTTGCGCTATCTAAAGGTGGCACATAGGTGTAAGTCACTGATAAATAAGGATTTTTTAGGTCTGCACCATAATGACCAGATGTTCCTGGTACATCAAAACTATATTTTAGATTTACATCATAGTCTTGTTGTGAATTTGAATTGATAATAAGTTGATCTGTATAAGTTTGATAACCATTTTGAATACCATTAATGACTCTGGTTTGTGTAAGAGTATTTCCATTATCATCTACAGTTTTAATTGTTTGAGTTACCGATTGAGAATAACTATTCCAAAACCAAATGTCTGCACCACCAGTTACAGTAAATCCTTCGTTTAATGATTCTTTGTTAATATCTAATGAGTTTAAAGAAACAGAATCAGACTCAACAGTACCCCCATGGACACCAGCAATTGTATTGCTACCATGATAAGTATTGCCCGTATTCGTCCAACCCGTTGTAAAGTCTTGCGAAACAAGATTGTTAGTAGTGTCAGCATAAGCTAAATTACTTATTAGAATTAGACTTAGAAGCTTTGTTAAATTCTTTAGCAAACTTAATCTCCTTTTTCTTTTCTTCTTCTTCAATAATTTTTAATGCTTTTGTATATTGATCAAAGTCTGGTCTAAGTTTGCTACCATGTTTTTTCCATTCTTTTGTTGCTTCTTTACCTATTTTGCCTTTGTAAGGACATGGAGTTCCTGCATTTTCCATAGCTGCAAATACTCTTGCATCTTGGCATAATAAAGATACAGCAGCAACGGCCATACCATTTGCTTTAAGTTCTCTTGCAAGTTTTATTCTTTCACAATTTAAATCTCTAACTGATTTTCCACCTGATATACCAAATGTAAAAGTTTGAACTCCTCCTGATACTCCAGTGCTACAAACATCAATTCCTGACCCATTAAATCCTGGTGCGTATGCTGCTGGAGGTGCTGATCTTATATTAGAATTAGAAGTATTAGTAGTAGTACTACTAGATGAAGAACCAGATTCATATGTGGTTGATGCACTGTATCCTCCCGTAATAGATGTATTTCCACCAGAAACGTTATTCTGAGTGGTATCAGTATTAGCGTAAGTTGTATAGAATAAGCACACCAGTGCCGCAAGCAATATTCTCATTAAATTCCCTTTTGTTAATGAGTATATTATATATTTTTTAAATGAGGTGCAATAACATTTTGTTTTGCTCTAGGACGACTAGACCTATTTCGGGCAGTATAGGTCATTTGCGCCTGTTTTTTAGCAGCCGCATCTCTAAATTTAATCAGTTTAATAAAATCTTTTGAGTCCATAGTTGGACTATTATATATCATTTTAATCTTCTTGAGAAGTGTTGTTTGGTTCTATCTCATAGAACATTTTATCTGTATCTTCGGTTACCCAATCTGATCCTTCCACTTCCCAATAGGTATTTTGGACCTTATAGTCAGGCCAATCGTTATCAGTAGTATAACTATTAATGTGCCACAAAATACGATTATTAGGCTGAGCTGCGTAATTACCGTTATTAAGCTCCAATATATGCGCACACTTATGTTCTTGAGGAATTTCAGAATGCTCGACATTAAGTGTATTAGTATCAGGATGGGCCCAATCAATGGTAAAAAGATATTGTCCAGGATAAAATTTTTTATCTTTCCCACGAAATTTTCCATGAACACCTGCTAAAAAATCAAAGCAATGAACAGAAGGATAATAACTAAAACAGTTCCACAACTGTAACATGTCGACCGACATATCGGGCACTTCGGCTCTTTGAAAATGTTTTTGGAAAAAAGCTGAGATAGGCAAACGATAATAGACCGCACCGTTCGGTAGCATGATATGAAATAAGAGTGCACGACCGGATATACTTGCGACACCAAAGATGACACATTCTTTTTCACCTCGTCTCTTTTCATCCATATCATACAAATATTCCGTCCTAACCTTACAATAAATTGGTGGAATGTTTGCATTGAGGTAAGCCATAATTGTTTAATCCTATCCATAAATATCTCCCCAATTTTCACCTGACTCATAGTCAACTTTATTGGGAACTTCTAATTTAACAGCATTCTCCATAATCTCAATAATTTTATTTGCATGTTCTTGAGATTCAACAGATAAATCTAATTCATCATGAATTTGAATATGAGCAATAATACCTTCTTTATATAGATCAACCATAGCTTTTTTAGTCATATCAGCTGCAGATCCTTGTATTAGTTTGTTTAATGACTTATAAGTATAAGCACGTTTGATCCCTGGTCCGTGCTCTCTGAGTGCATCTTCATGAGGCAATGCCTTATGCATTCCAAAACTATTTGGTTCCCAGAGATGAAACCTACACAATCGACCCAGTAATGTTCGAATTTGACCACGCTCCTGGGCGCGATTGCCAGCTGAATTCATCAACTGTTTTACAAAGGGAACTTTAGCATGATACTGCTCGAACAATTCCGCTGCTTTTTCTTTAGATACACCAAGTTCTGCTTGCAATTTAGCTTTACCCATACCATAGAATAATCCTAAGTTAATGGTTTTAGCTTGGCTTCTTGGTATTTGAGCCATGTCTGCTACAGTTTGGTGAAAGTCTGTATCAATATTGTCGTTATAAGCATCAACAACCTCATATACAGATGGAAATTTATGTAGTGCTGCATAGTGCACAACTAATCTTGGTTCTTGTTGTGAGTAGTCAAAACAACCCCAGGTATGACCTTCTTCTGGTAAGAATAAACTTCTAATTAAAGGACCTAGATCTTTATTTCTAGCGGGCAGTTGCTGTAAATTTGGATTGTTATAACTAAATCTTCCTGTAACGGTACCACCAGCATCAGAACGTATTTGATTTATCTCAGCATGAATACGACCTTTGTGTTCAAATCTTAAAATAGTATCAATAAAAGTTGTGTGAGCCTTGTTTATTTCTCTTGCTTGTGCTATCTTTTGAACGATAGGATGTTGGTGTTCAGAAAGAAAATTTTTTGTAAAGGATGGAGCTTGTGATTTCTCAGTTCTATCATATGTTAAACCTAACTTATCAAAAACTTTTGCAATCGACCTTGCTGCCCAAATTTGTGGTTCAATTCCTGTTTCGTTTTTTACTTCTAATAGGAGCTTGTTCTCTTTTGCTGTTAATTCTGATTTTAAGTGTTGAGCCCTTTCTGCATTTACTCTTACGCCTTTAAATCTCATATCAACTAAACATGGAAACAGATCGGTTTCTAAATTAAATATCGATTCAATATCCTGATGTATAATTTCTTTTTTAAATATCTGCCAGAGCTCTAAAGTAAGCTCCGCATCTTTTTCTGCATAAGATCCAACGTGCATTGCAGGTAACTTCCACATTTCAGATTTTGGATCTAATCCTCTTTCTTTTGCAGCTTCATTCAATGCAGCTTCATTTTTACCATGACCTAAATAATCCCAGGACAATGCATTTAAACTATATGCAAATCTATTCTCATCAATTAGACTGGCTGCAATCATGGTATCTACAATTAAACCATTGATTTTTATACCTAAATTACGTATCCAACATACGTCATACATGGCATTATGAAAGATTTTAATAGCATCAGACTCACAAATATCCTTAAACCATTCTAAAGTCTTCTTTCTATCCATGTTAGGCCCTGATCCGTGAGCAATGGGAAAGTAAAATTTTCTTCCTGGTACAGCTACGGCAATACCTACAACTTCTCCATTACCTATTACAGAACCTGATCCTAATGTTTTTAAATCTGGATCTCTTGTTTCTAAGTCAATGGCAATCTCTTCGTATTGTCTTAGATCTGGATATTCTTCTGGCTCAATCCATTCAGTCTGCGCTGTGAATAGTGGTACTTTCATCTTTATTTTCCTTTTCTTGTTTCTTGTTTCTCGTTTAGTTTTTCTTTTTTCTTTTTAAATATTTCATCATATCTTTTTTTATAGTGATCAGTTGTAATTCTAGATCTACCATCCCATTTTCTACCTTTTTCTTTTATCATCTTTCTCCTTTAACATTTGATCTATTTCTAATTCACAATAGTGAATTATTTTTTTAAGATCTTCAATTCCATTTTTATCTTTATATCTACAAACATATTTAATAACATTTCCTTGAAAGAAATTCAAGTCATTGGTCCTTGTAAATGTATAGGGTTGAATTTTAAATTTTTTATAATGATTACCACCTTCTTGACGATCAAGTGGGAATAAATTATCAAATATACCTTTATTTGTCATGTTTTCTCCATTGTTGTGTGGCGGATGTTATGATAAGCATAGTTAGAGGTCTGGGAATCGAAGGACTTATCATAACTTTTTTCAAGAGACCGCCACGAATTTTCCCTTGTAAAAAACCTTCTATCCCAACTTTGAACCTACAAAGAGTAGCCATAACGCTCCTTTTTGGGTTTCAATAAGTATAGGTTTTGTTTGGCACGAGTTGTGCCAACATACCAAACTCGATGTTCTTCATCTGCTTTCTCAATACTGAGTTCAACAGCTTGTCTAATTTTTCTAGAATTATCTAGAACTAAAATAACATTTTCACACTCACCACCTTTTGCTGCATGAATAGTTGATACTTCTACTCTAGGCTCCTCTGATAACTTTTCACCACTCGCTAATAAATTTCTAATATAAAAACATTCATTCTGATCTGCATTGACAAATACATCATACCAAATATCATCTTTGTTATATCCAAGATCTTCAATACTAAATTCATTTTTGTTTTTAAATTTCTTTTCATCAAAGTCTTCAGCAAGATAATCAAATACATCCTTACAGTCTGATAAACTAATAGGTTTACCTTTAGACAATTCTGTCCATTTTAATATGGTTTTATATAATTTTGTATCAATACTCTTTCCATATTTACTTTTATGATATATATTACTGTCTTTTAATTTTTTACAAATCTCATCTCTACGATAAGTTGTTCTTGTTAAAATCAACCATTTATCTTTAGTTAAGTCAATATGATCCATATTATAAATATGTTCAACTAAACCTTCTTCTCCTTTTTTAGGACTATACTGTTTTTCTTTTCTAGTATTTATTCTTCCTAATATAATATTCGCTGTCTCTTGAACATTGGGAGGTATACGATTTGAATAATCCAATACAATTTCTTCTGCTGGTTCATTAATAAATCTTTCTACATCAGCTCCAGCCCAGGCAAAAATAGCCTGGTCATCATCTCCTGCTAGATAAATATCTTTTGTTTTTGTTTTTAATACATCAAACATTCTCCATTGAATTGCTGATAAATCTTGAGCTTCATCAATAAAGATTACATCAAATGTTTTACATTTGTCTTTGAATCTTACAAATTTATCAATCATATCTGTAAAATCATCTAGGTTATAAACCTTTTTAAAATGGTTATAATTTAAATAGATATGATCTAATGTTTCATAATCTACATCTCTAGACCATTCACCACTATTAAACTCATCTTCTATAGAAATATTTTTTACTCGTGCTTTATTAATAATTTTAAAGTACTCACTGTTAAAATTTAAATAACCAGACTCATCTCCATCATCAATAACTCTAATATTTAAATCCTTACCAATCTGTTCATAATGAACATCTTGAATAACATTCTCTTCTCTCATACCTAAAGTATGAAAAGCTAATGAGTGTAGAGTTTGAAAATGTATTAATTCTTTTTTAGAGATGTTTGGATGTCTTTGTTTCATTCTATCTTTTGCTTCATTTGCAGCTTTTCTTGTAAATGCAAAGTATCCAATTCTGTTTAAAGGTGTTCCTTTTTGTATGTATTCATCTACATAATTTAATAGAGTTGTAGTCTTACCTGTACCTGGAGGTCCATAAATTTTTTTAATCATTAAAATATTTCCTCTCTTGATTTTATGGGTACAATTTCTGGTGTTGCTTTTTCTGATTTAAACTTATCAATTGGAACTCGTGTAACTGTAATTGGTGGATTAGGTTGTTTATCCTTACCTTGTTTTGGAAACCTTTTACTTAAACCAAACTCTGCACTAAACAATCTCACCATAGACTCAGCGGTCTTTGCTTTATTATCTTTCCATTCTTTGTTTTTTAAACTGTCGTAAAAACTAGGAAATGTAAAGAATGCAGAATCTTCTTCAATTAATGTTGCACCTTTTTTAAATGCTGCATATGTCGTTGCTTTAGGTCCTCTTAAATATTCTTTTAAATACTCTTCTAACATTTCATCCGGTGTAGTTCCTTTGGGTGGTGATGTTGTTAGTTTAGGTGGAAATAATGAATCTAATATATCTTGAAAATCATTTTGTTTTACTTTTGGTGGAACCACTCCTGCCGCATTAGCAATGATTGCTCTAATCTCATCTTGAACAATAACTTGTTTTATATTCTTTGCTCTAACTTCTTTTGTTGTCTGTCCATCTTGTAAAGTTACATTGAATGTATACTCTGGTTCTGGATATGTAATTTTTTGTAATCCAGATAATGAAGGAAAAACTTTCTTTTTATCTGATAGATAACCAAACTTTCTATTTCGACATTCTGCTTTCATACAGAAATTAAATATTGGATCCTCATTACAAGTGTGTCCTTTGGTTTCTTTACCCCAGGAACTTAATTTCTTTTTTGTTTTTTCTTCAGACCAATCGACATTACCATTTAAATCTGTTGCAAAGTATTTGTTCGGAGCGCCTTTTACCATCTCTTCCCAATTATCTGGATATTTCTTTTTAGCAAACACCATATAATTATATAAGAAACGATCTCGACCATCTGATAATTTTTCTCTAGTCATTCGCTGTAAACATGGAGGGCCATCTACAAACTCTTCTCCTCCACCGGATAACATTTGTTTGACATGATCAATTGCAAATTCTTCTAACTCATCTGCTGTATATGAATTAAGTTCTGCAACTTCTAAGAATTGTTCAAATGTAAATTTAGTTCCATCTAAATTAAATGCAGTTCTTTCTGATTTATTGTAATAAGGTAAATTAATAAAATTACCATTGATATCATTACCTTCACCATCCTTACCTAACTCTGTTTGTTTAGGATATATTTCTACATTAGGTGGTAACTTTAAACACAATAATAACTTGTCTAAAAAGTTTCTAATGAAAACTGATTTTGCTGGTTGTTTTAAAAATAAATATAAATGTAATCCACCTGATTTAGATTTTACAGGAACTAAAGGTAATTTATATTCTGCAATAATTTCTAAATATTGTTTGTATGGAAAATTTGAATAACTATGTTGTTTATCATCAATATCAATTGCACCAAACTGTGCCATACCATTATCATCGCATGGTTGAATACCAATTGACTTGATACCATTTAAATGATCTTCGTAATCTTGATCTGTAATTTCTTTTCCAGTCCATTCATAGACGGGTTTTATTTTTCCTGTAGCTGGATCAACTTGACTCTGATTGAGTTTTGCACAACCATAATTTCTTTTTAACCCGCTAAATATATCTTTAAACTGTTTGACCATATTTTTCTTTCAAAAGGCGGATCCAGTCTCCCTTCACCGCCTTTGTTGCAACTATTCCATTTGGAATTAGAAGTGTGCTTCAGAATCCTTTTTAGTTGATTCAGTTTCGCCATGTTTAACTTGAACGTCACCTTTTGAAACACTGTCCGCAAAAGACTTAGCTTGTTTATATATGCTTTCGTCTTGTATTGGACCGACTTTACTAACTTCCCAACCAAACCATGTACCTTTGTCATTAGATTGTTGGACAGTTTTTAACCTATAAATGTGGCTAAAAGATGCTGGTGTAAACAGATTACCATTTGCACCTTTCATCTTGATACTAGCCATCATACTATTCCACTTTCTACTAATTTTTAATTGCGTAGATTTCATAGCAATTAAAGCTGTAGAAGGTGATTTACTATTAACCACTACAAAGTGACTTGCAGTTTTATCAATATAATTACCGTTAGATAATCTATCTTTAAAAGATGCGTCTCTCTTTGTTTGTGACATAATATCACTAGATGATGGATGAATAGCAACTGGAGCGCCTGAGCCTTCTCCTCTATCTTGCCACTCAATGTATTCCAGTTTGTAATGACAAGGTACAACTTCTATACCTTTCTCACCATCAAACAGTTCTCCAGTTACAGAGTTGTAAATCATTCCAGGTTCTGCACCTTGAACATATTTACCATCTCTCTTATTAACTTCTGGAGATAGTTGTCCTAGTATCTTTAGGAATGGTAATGCTAAGTCTTCATGACCTATATTACCAAGACCTTTATCAGCATCGGCTTCAAAGAAACCAACTGATAAAGCGCCAGCTGTAGCTTTTTCTGCTACAGCATTTTTTTTAGATGGTTCTTGATCCATCTTGCTTTGTGCTTGCGCCATTTTTCTTGCTCCTATTTTCGAGTTATCTTGGTTCTGTTTCCTGCGAACACATTAAATAGATCAGAGGGCATATCGAGTCCAGATTCAATACGCTCCCTGACCAACGCTTTAAGTGTCATGGGTTCAACCTTTAATTTCTGAACGGGTTGATATCCTTGACCTTGTGCAAGGGATGCATACTGCACCGCCTTGTTATCTTCGTTACGACCAAAGGAAACGGTAACCTCATTTTTAATAAGATCACCCAGGCCATTTTCACGAAGCCAGTTAAATGCTTCTTCCTTCTTTGCTACAGGAATGGAAGCACCGTAGACGGGCTTTACTTCTACAGCTGAGCCGTCTGCTAATTTTAAAGTACTGACATTCATTTCAGTCATCATGGTAGGAATGATGTTGTTTGAAAGTTCGTCAGCAGTATCTTTTAACTTTTTCAGTTCATTCTCTTTATCTTTTATTTGATCCTCTAGTGTTTGCAGTTTATCAACCTGCTCAGCTAAAGAGGCTTTGTCTTGGTCTGAAGATAATTTTAATTGATTTTGTTTATCTTCTTCAAAGTTAATACTGTTCATACAGTTTTATCTCCTTTGTTAGTGTTATTATTTCTTTCCTTGCCTTTTTTAAAATAAAAAAAGCTTTGTACCTATTATAATAATATCCCAGAACAATGTCAAGTCCTGTAATAAATAAAATTAATATATCAAAAACATAAGAAAAAATATTTTCTTCTTTATGTTTTTTTAATAAACTAAAACTTTTTAATAATTTATAATGTTTTTCTGTTACCTGTATAAATCTTTCTAGTTCTGTCTTTTTTGCTTTCATATGATACAGTTTATTTTGTATCCTCCATTTTTTATCCATCGTCAATGTTTCCTTTTTCGTATAGATTAATTTCTATAGGGTAGTATGTACGCTCTTGTCGGTCCCATTTCAAGAGGTTATATCTACCATTTGTAATATCTGCGACAATTGAACACGCTACTCCTATGATTGCAGGATCGCCTGTAAGTAGTAAATAGTCTTCTGATTTATAATCTTTTAATAATTTTCTTAATTTAAAAACTAAAGGTCCTGGTGATAAAATAATTTGACTATACTCTGGTAACAGTGTGACAATTTGTCCATATTTTTGAACACCCATAACATTAAATTTAGGTTCACCTTTTCTTGTTCCTGGAAGTTCTTGTAATAAATAAACTTTGTTCATATTTGCTTTCTGACTTGACAAGTACATACACATTATTATATAGAAAGTCAATAGAAAGACAAAAAAATTATGAATTATAAATTCAAAACTAAGCCATACGCACATCAAATTATTGCGTTAGAAAAATCTTGGAACAAAGAAGTATTTGCCTACTTCATGGAAATGGGTACGGGTAAATCAAAAGTATTGATTGATAATATATCCATGCTTTATGACAAAGGTAAGATTAACGGTGCTTTAATTATTGCACCTAAAGGGGTTTATCAAAATTGGTATGATATAGAAATACCCACTCATATGGCTGACCATGTTGAGAAAAAAGTTGTGTTATGGAAAGCTTTAATTAATGATAAACAAAGAAAACAATTAAATACTTTGTTTGAACCC